GAAGTAGCAAAATTGATAAACTAATAAAATTAGGCTAATGAGCAACAATGATTCACTAAAGAAATATGTTGACGATAGCTTAAATCCAAGCGAAGGAATTTCTCTTGACAATTAAAATTGCAGGTTAATAATAGGGTTTGTCTTAGGTTTAACATGAAGGCAGTTTATTTTTATGAGGGGTGTTTTGAACCTCGCCCCTCGCCAAAGTTTAAGTATAAATCAAGCAAAGAAATATGATAAACAATTTAGAAATAGACGAGATATTAACAGATTTAACCAGAAAGAAAATTGGTTGGATTATGGAAATATTAGAATTAAGTAATTCATCTCAAGATACTAAGCAGAGAGTTAAAAAAGCTGTTTGGAATCTTAAAGAAGAAATAAAGGAGAGTATAAATCAAGAAAAGAAAGATCATGACAAATCAAAATACTAGAGATAGTTTTATCTTTTATAGATCATTTTACGAAGCTATAAAATCACTTCCAGAAAAAGAACAATTAGAAATTTATAATGCAATAGCAGAATATTCTCTTAATTTTAACGAAATGCAATTAGAAAAGAGTTTATCCAAGACTATTTTTATTTTAATTAAACCGCAATTAGATGCGAATAATAAGAGATATATAGCAGGACAAAAGGGAGCTGAACACGGAAAAAAAGGGGGTCGCCCTAAAAAACAAAAACCCCAAAATAACCCCATAGGGGATAAAAAAAATTACCCCAAAGAAACCCCTAATAAGAATGATAATGTAAATGTAGAATGTATAATGAAGAATGATAATAAAGAATGTAAATCTAAATCAGAATTACCAGATTTTATAAATCCTGAAATTTTCAAAGATTTTAAAAACATGAGAAAGAAGATGAAAAAGGAAATGACAGAAAGAGCGGAAAAGATGATAATTAAAAAACTTAAAGGATTTGAAGAGTTAACATCAGGTGATGCAAATATAGCACTTGAGCAATCTATATTAAAAAACTATACAGATGTTTATGAACCTAAAGCCAGTACCACAAAAACCACTGGAATAGACTTTAAAAAACTTAACTTATCAAACAGAGAGCAACACACAGCGGATTTAATCAATAAAATGATAAATGCTACATTGATTAATAGAATAAGTATTAAAAACTCAAATTTGGCTTGTTTTCACACAACGAAAGAAAATAAAGAAAAACTTAATAATTTGCCAGAAGATCAGAAACAAGAAATTAGAAAAATTGTAAAAGATAATTTTGGAATTAAAGAAATTGAATATATTTATTAACCTTAAATTAAAATAATTATGACTATATTTACAAAAATTCAGTATCGCAGAAATCAATTAATAAGAAAAGGTTTAAACCCCAATTCTTTAGTTTTAATAACTAATCGAAGAACAATGTATCATATTCTATATGATGCTGGAGTAGATAAAAAATTACTTAAAGACTCTAAAAATACTCAACAATTTTATGGGATGAAAGTTATTATTATAAAAAGTGACAATTTCCAACACAACCTTGATTTACATTTTGAAATATATGAATTAATAAACCATGACTAAATACGAGAACATAGAAGCAGAGCAAGTAATAATCGGATCTGCTATAATGAATAATAGCCTACTTCTAAATATAGCTGATATTTTAGAAGAAAAGCATTTTTATTATGAAGAGCATAAGATTATCTGGAGGGAGTTTATAAGAATAGGAAAAGAAGGCGGAACTGCTGACCCTGTAACCCTAAAGGGTTGCTTAAATAATGTAGCTTTTAAGCACCTAGGGGGCAGTAAATACCTTTCAATATTAATACAATTAGCAAGTGGAACTGCCGATATAAGAGGTTATGCAAAAACACTAATTGAGCTGTGGAAAAAAAGAGAATTAGAAGTTTTGATTGAGAATTGCAAGGAGTCATTACAAGACAAGAATTTTGATTATTTATCTTCTAAATTACAGAACGATATGCTAAAATTGGATAGTAATAATCCAGTTCAAAAGGTGCAACATATATCAGAGGTAATTACTGATATTGAAAATGATGAAAGGAGTTTACTAGATAATGATTTTGTAACAACAGGTTTTAATAAATTAAATAATATATTAAATGGCGGTTTTTATAAGAAGCAATTAGTTGTAATTGGTGCTAGACCTTCCGTTGGTAAAACTTCCATCGCTCAACAAATGATATTAAAAGCTAGTGATTCAGGTAAGAAATGCCTGTTTATATCACTAGAAGTTGATAAAAAAAATGTATTCCTAAAATTTGTTAGTAATATGGTTAGTATTGATGGCTATAAACTACAAATCAGAAAATTTAATCAATCAGAATTAGAATCAATCAAACAAGCTAAAAAGAATCTAAGAGAATTAAATATTTATGTTAATGATTCATCATCTCTTAATGTATCACAGATTGAAAACATAATCAAAAAGCAATTAGAAATAGAGCCAGTAGATATGGTTTTTATTGATTATATCCAGATCATAAGATTTTTAAATCAAGGTAATTTTAATGAAGCTAGTGCCATAAAAGAGAACACGAGCCGATTAAAAGAAATAGCTAAAAAGTATAATGTAGGAGTTGTAGCATTAGCACAAATTAGCCGTAAAGGAGTTGAGAATAACCAAGAGCCAACAGTTAATGATTTAAAAGGCTCGGGTGGTATTGAAGAAGATGCGGATGTTGCTATATTATTACACAGGGACAAAAACCAAGAAGAGAGCGGAGGCTATTTTTCTAATAATGGAAAGTTAATAATTGCCAAAAATAGGTACGGAGCAACAGGGGTCGTCGGCTTTGAGTTTGAAGGTAAGTTTTCAAGATTTACAGAATCAGTAAATAATTTTTAACATGGAGCATATAAGCAAACCAATAAAAAAGATATTAAAGGAAATTAAAGATCAAATTAAATTAAAATAATTCTTGACTAACATAATTTAATATACTACACTAATAATGTAATCAATTAAAATTAATAAAAAAATGAACCCTTTTGAATTAATGTTTAAATACAACCAGACTGAAAAAGAATGTTTAGAGGCGGTTAAAATAAATGGATTAGCTTTGCAATTTGTTTTACATAAAACTCCTGAAATAGTATTGGAGGCGGTAAGGCAAAATCCTAAGGCTAAGCAATTTATACTCGGATCTTGCTTTGATCAAAGAGCTACAACAGATCAGAAAAAAGAATTTAACAATTTAATAAATAATTATGAAAAGAATAATTTATAAATCAGCACAATCTTTATTGTGGATTTTTTTAATATATCTAGGATTTTCAGGAATGGCAAATGGCATTAGTAAATGCGATGTAGCAACTGGCATTGAATACAAGAAATGTCTAGGAGTTTAAAAAAATTTAAATTAAAAAACTATGACTAATAAACTAATAAAAAAACACGGATCAGACAATGTCGAGCTATTAGGAAATACCTTTATAGCAGAATATATCGAAACTAACGATATTAATCCAAATGATAAACAAAAAGAATTAATGAAAAGATTATTTAACAAGTTTGTTAGGCGGAGCAAAAAGGAATCAGGAAAAGAATTTGCATTGCCAATAGAGCAAAATCTTGATTGTTTAAAGTTAGATATAGAAGATGTATTCGAATATAAGGCAGAAGGAAGAAAAAATTGACATTAAGGAACAAGGATATATAATAAAGCTATTTCAATTAATATCTAAACAAATGACAGAAGAAGCAAAGGACTTAGGAGGAAGACCATTATTATTTGAATCAACAGAAGAATTACAAAAAAAAATAGATGAGTTTTATGATTGGATAAAAGAAAATGAAAAACCTATGACTTTAGGGCGGTTAGCAGTTTTTCTTAATTGCACCACGAACACAATAAGAAATTACCAAGAGAATCAGCAGTTTTTTAGTACCATCGAAAAAGTTAGGCAACATATACTAGCAGATAAAGAGGAAAGACTTAATGAAGGCAAGGCAACGGCAGGGATCATATTTGACCTTTGTAACAACAATAAAGACTTATACACCAACAAGGAGAGAGATGGCAACGATAAAATCATCAATGTTTACACTAATTCACCAGTTAAATAATGGACTTACTAGATAATAAAACAATCATTAAAAGAGTATCACCAACAACATTAGAGGCATTATTGAAGCTAGAAGATAAGAACCTAATTATAAAAAGCTTAATTAACAAGCTATTACCCATCTTCCCATCATTAGATCTTGAAGAATACAAAAAGATTAACAAAGAAATCATTAAATTGATTGATTCCAAGCCAAAAACACAAAAAAAATAAACCCTTATCCAACAAGGGAAAAATGCCAAGTCATCACCGCGTGGCGTGTGTAAAGAAAATTATTTCATATTTTACTTGACACTTTAAAAACCATAGTTTATACTTAGTTCAGTAATTAATTAAATTTTAACTTAAATTAAAAAAACTATGAAAATTAAAAAAGTAGAAAGATATGGCGTAAAAATGACAGAAATTGAAGCTATGAAGTTAGAAAAATGGATTTCTAATAATAATTATGCAATGAATACTTTGACAGAATATGAAAGAAAAGATTTTACAAAAGATATTTTAGAACATATTAGAATGAAAAAATAACTCATAAATATAAAAATAAAACTTAAATTAAAAAAACTATGAGAATTTTAACAAACTGGGAAAAACAAGAATTAAAAAATAAATTATTAGTTTTAACAGAAAACAATAACCACAACGAATCAAGGTTATTATTAACAAAGGAATTGATGCTAAATGATCTATACAATTTTTATTGCGATTGTATAGTTATATTAGATGAGACAGAGCAAAGCGAAGAAGTAAGGCAAGAATGGTTTAAAAAAAGATATATAGCGGATAAGTTTTTATGGACAATAGCACCAGATTATTATAATTGTTTTTAATAAGAAAATAAAAATAAATATTTTACTTGACACTTTAGAATTACCTGTTTATACTTAGTTCAGTAATTAATTAAATTTTAACTTAAAATAATAAAATCATGACAAATTTCACAAATTCAGAAAAAGTAATGTTATCAAGAATCGCTATTGAGATGGCGGAAAATAATATTGAACCAACACATGAGAATATTGAATTAACATTTAAAAAGATATTAAAAAGAGATAAAGAAACTTTAGAGAAAAAAGCGGATAAAGTAGCTAAACTTTTAACACCTGTGATTTGGTCAAGAGTGCAAAAGCAACAAATAGATTTAAAAGTAAATAACTATATATATAATTAACTTAAATAAAAAAACTATGACTAACACAAAAAAATTAAAAGAATTAAAAATAGTAGCAAAAAGACTGCTACAAAACTTCACAGTAGAAAGAATGGATAATTTTATTAGTAGATTTGAAGAAGTAACAAAAACAACGATTGACGGAACATCAAGGATATCAGTAGTTATTATTCAAAATTTAGCAAAAGATGTTTTAAAAATATATGGCAGTTCAAAGCTATAATATAAGAGGGGA